GACGGTTGAGAAAAGCCGGGGCCTTTGCAAATGCTTCCTGCGGTATACACATTCACCTCGACGGTTCCAACCACACACCAAGGAGCATCCGAAACTTTATTAACATCATCGCCAGCAAGAATGACCTCTTTTACAAGGCACTTCAGATAGCGCCGGAGAGGATGAGCTACTGCAAGAAGATGGACAGCATACTGGTCGATAAAATGAACCGTCGCAAGCCTAAAACCATGCGAGCGATTGAGGAAATTTGGTATGAAGGCTACAGCGAGAGCCGCGACAGGCATTATCACAACAGCCGCTACCACTTCTTGAACCTACACAGCTTTTTCACCGGTAATAACACAGTAGAGCTTAGGGGATTTAACAGTGAGCTTCATGCTGGAAAGATAAGAAGCTATGTGGTTTTAGCCTTAGCCCTTAACCATCAGGCGCTAACGCAAAAATGTGCATCAGCCAAGAAGCCACAGACAGAGAACGAAAAGTTCGCCATGCGGACTTACTTGAATCGCATTGGCTTCATTGGTGAGGAGTTTGCAAACTGCCGCGAACACCTGACAGCTCACTTGAACGGCTCGGCGGCATGGCGATTTCGGGCGGCCTGAACCGTCCGAGAAACCTAAGCTCAAGAAGGAGGATACAAAGAATAATGGATAAAAAACTGTACATTGCTTACGGCTCGAACCTTAACATAAAGCAGATGGCGAACCGGTGCCCCACAGCAAGGGTGGTAGGTACCAGTATACTGAAAGATTGGCGGCTCCTGTTCCGAGGCGCACACGCGGGTGCGGTGGCGACAGTAGAACCCTTTAAGGGCGGCAGCGTCCCTGTATTGGTTTGGGAACTGACTTCTGCAGACGAGGCTGCGCTCGACCGCTATGAAGGCTGGCCCTTCCTTTACCGAAAGGAAACGGTAAAGGTAAAACTGGGAGGCAAGAATGTCAAAGCTATGATGTATGTGATGAACGAGGGTAGACCGCTTGGCCAGCCAAGTTGCTATTACTATACCACTATTTTGGAAGGCTACAAGGACGCGGGCTTTGACTTAGATATCCTGCGCCAGGCCACCATTGACTCTGTGGAGAAAGAGGTTCCCACCGATGACTGAAAAGATAAAGGAACAAATCCTCGCTATACGAGATAGCGGGGTTACAAATATGTTTGATGTGAATCGTGTACAGTATGAGGCCAATGAGCGTGGCTACTATGAACTGGTAGCTTACCTCATTGATCACAAAGCTGAATACTGTCGTTTCATTTTAACTGGTGAAACGCAAGAAGCATAATAAAAGAAGAAATAGGCAAAAGCAAAGGGCTTCTACGGAGGCTCTTTCCTTTTGCCTATTTTTATAAAGGAGGCGGCGCATATGCGTAAATTAAAGAAATACAAGCCAACCGCCTTCATGGCCGAAGGCTCTTATTATGATAAAGATGCCGCAGATTATGCGGTTTCTTTTATTCAGGCTCTCTCCCATACGAAAGGCTCATGGGCAGGCAAGCCTTTTGAGCTTATCGACTGGCAGGAGCAGATAGTCCGGGATATATTCGGTATTCTTAAGCCTAATGGTTACCGGCAGTTTAATACGGCATATGTAGAGATACCAAAGAAACAAGGCAAATCAGAGCTTGCTGCAGCTATTGCTCTTTTATTGACCTGCGGTGACGGTGAGGAACGTGCCGAAGTATATGGTTGCGCGGCTGATCGCCAGCAAGCATCGATTGTTTTTGAGGTGGCAGCCGACATGGTACGGATGTGCCCTGCACTGTCCCGGCGTGTAAAGATACTGGCTTCAACAAAGCGACTGATATATCTTCCAACCAACAGCTTCTATCAGGTGCTGTCAGCTGAGGCTTATTCCAAGCATGGCTTCAACATCCACGGTGTGGTGTTTGATGAACTGCATACCCAGCCTAACAGGAAATTGTTTGATGTCATGACAAAGGGTTCTGGTGATGCAAGAATGCAGCCGCTATATTTTCTCATCACCACTGCGGGATCAGATACCCAGAGCATCTGCTATGAAACACATCAGAAGGCGCTGGATATTTTAGAAGGCAGAAAACACGATCCTACTTTCTATCCGGTGATCTATGGTGCCAAGGAAGATGATGATTGGACTGATCCAAAAGTATGGAGGAAAGCGAATCCTTCCCTTGGAATCACGGTTGGAATTGATAAGGTTCGGGCTGCCTGTGAAAGTGCAAAGCAGAATCCGGCCGAAGAAAACAGCTTCAGACAGCTCCGACTTAATCAGTGGGTTAAACAAGCTGTTCGTTGGATGCCAATGGCGAAGTGGGATGCATGTGCATTCCCGGTTGATGCTGACAGCCTAGAAGGACGGGTATGTTATGGCGGGCTTGATCTTTCCTCCACAACGGACATTACAGCTTTCGTGCTGGTATTCCCACCACAGAACGAGGAGGACAAGTATGAGATACTCCCGTTTTTCTGGATGCCAGAGGACAACATTGATCTCCGGGTACGTCGTGACCATGTCCAGTACGACCTTTGGGTAAAACAGGGACACCTTATGACGACAGAAGGAAATGTTGTGCATTACGGCTTTATTGAAAGCTTCATTGAACAACTCGGAATGAAGTATAACATCCGGGAAATTGCCTTTGATCGATGGGGTGCTGTTCAGATGACACAGAACCTCGAGGGCCTTGGATTTACAGTTGTTCCCTTCGGACAAGGCTTTAAAGATATGTCTCCACCTACAAAGGAACTAATGAAGCTGACACTTGAGCAGAAAATCGCCCACGGCGGTCATCCTGTACTCCGTTGGATGATGGATAACATCTACATCAAGACCGATCCAGCTGGAAACATAAAGCCAGATAAGGAGAAGAGTACAGAAAGAATAGATGGCGCAGTAGCAACCATTATGGCGCTCGACCGCGCCATCCGTTGTGGCTCTGCCAGCAGCGAGTCGGTGTACAATGAGAGGGGTCTGCTTATTTTATAAAAACCTTAATGTTTTTAATAAAAACCGCTTGACATTTAATAACATGCAGGTTTATAATAAAAACCAGAATAAGTGAAAGGTGGTTTTTATATGTCAAGAGTGGTTCAGGTGTCGTTCACAGATAAGGAATTTGCCGATCTCGAGCGTTTAGCCCAAGAAGAAGGAGTGACCGTTCCGTTTTACATCAAAAGCAAGGTGCTGGAGGATACCGAATTCCAACAGTGGTTCCAAGAGTTGCTTATCCGCACTGGCCGAATTCCGAAAGATACTGCGTTTAACATCAAGGCAGTGTTCGGTACCGACTGGATTAGCATATCCAAGGGTGTCCGACTGGCTCTTGGAAGATCGTTTTATAATTATGTGAACGCCGGGAAGGTACCAGGTGTAGTGCCCACAGAAAAAGATAGTGCAAATACGCAGTGGTACAGAAAGGTGGAATGACCTTCATGAAGAATACGGCCAAGAGGAAAACAAACTTAACTCAGAAGCTTGGCATTGGAAAAGGCGGATTCAAAAAAGCGATTCGTGATGGGTTGCTGCTATCCAGTAACGATAAAGATGCCTACGAGTGCGGCATAAAGTTTTTTAATAATCGCTGCGCTTATTGCGGAATGAGCGGTGACGTTATTCAACTTACTGCCGACCATATAGTGCCTTCAGCTAAAGGCGGACGCTTTGTTAAAGGAAATATTGTACCAGCATGCCAAAAATGCAACTCAATACGGCGTGATCAACCTATTGACGATTTTGTTAATGACCCACAGGTGCTAGAGAAGATCAAGGATTTCCAGAGTATTTACCAATTTAAAGAGTCTGAAAAAAGTCTAGATGCCGAACTGGGTGAAAACGGGAAATTCATACTCGAACAACTTGATGCTGTTCTAATTATTATACGAGACGTTGCACGGGAAGCTATTCGAGCAAATGAACGAAACGAAATACTACCGTTAGAAGAATGGGTCAAAGACATTAACGAGGTAACTAAGAAATACGGGTTGATATAGGATATAAAAGAATAGGTCAATATACAGGCATCGCTTTGGCGGTGCCTTTTTCATGCCCATTTTTCGGAGGTGATCTACATGAGTATATTTTCAGGTTTATTTCGATCACGTGATAAACCTAAAAACCGTATTGGCAGTGCATTTTCGTTTCTGTTTGGCAGCACGACCAGTGGTAAGACAGTCAACGAACGGACGGCAATGCAATCAGCTGCAGTGTATGCCTGCGTAAGAATACTATCCGAGGCTATAGCGGGACTTCCGCTGCACGTTTATCAATACCGAATGGACGGAAGCAAAGAACGTATACCGCAACACCCGCTATACTACCTGCTTCATAACGAGCCTAACCCAGAGATGACTTCATTTGTGTTCCGAGAGACACTGATGAGTCATCTTTTACTTTGGGGCAATGCTTATGCGCAGGTTTTGAGAAACGGTCGCGGACAGCCAATCGCACTATACCCACTGCTTCCCAACAAGATGGAAGTTAGTCGGGCAGCAAACGGAGATCTGGTTTACACATATCGCAGGGATACAGAAGAAAGCCGCATCAATCCCAATAGCGGAATAGTGACACTACGCAGAGATGAAATACTTCACATACCCGGACTCGGATTTGACGGCCTCATCGGATACAGTCCCATTGCTATGGCTAAAAACGCCATCGGCATGTCACTTGCGACTGAAGAATACGGAGCGTCATTCTTCGCTAACGGTGCAAATCCCGGTGGTGTGCTGGAACATCCGGGAGTAATCAAGGACATCCAGAGGGTCAAAGACAGTTGGAACAGCGCCTATCAAGGCAGTGGAAATGCTCATAGAATCGCTGTGCTGGAGGAAGGAATGAAGTTTCAGGCAATCGGCATTCCTCCGGAGCAGGCTCAGTTCTTGGAGACACGAAAATTTCAGATCAACGAAATCGCTAGGATATTCCGTATACCTCCGCACATGGTGGGTGACCTTGAAAAGTCCAGCTTCTCCAACATTGAGCAGCAATCGCTAGAGTTTGTAAAATATACGCTTAACCCATGGGTGGTGCGATGGGAGCAGAGTCTTCAGCAATCGCTTCTATTGCCATCTGAGAAAAACTCTATCTTTATTAAGTTCAATGTTGATGGTCTGCTGCGTGGCGACTACCAGAGCCGGATGAACGGATATGCAGTCGGACGGCAGAACGGCTGGCTGTCAGCGAACGATATCCGGGAGCTTGAAGATATGAACCGTATCCCTGCTGAGGAAGGCGGAGATCTGTATCTGGTAAACGGAAACATGCTCCCACTTTCACAGGCAGGCAATTTTTATGAAAAGGAGGTTAACAGCCAATGAGGAAATTTTGGAATTGGGTGCGAGACGAAACTACCGAAGAACGCACTTTATACCTCAACGGAGAAATTTCAGACGAGACCTGGTATGGCGATGAAGTGACGCCAAAGATGTTTAGAGACGAGCTGATGACAGGCACAGGTGACGTCATAGTTTGGATTAACTCGCCCGGCGGCGATATATTTGCGGCAGCTCAGATATACAACATGCTGATGGATTATACCGGCAAAGTCACAGTTAAAATTGATGGCTTGGCTGCAAGCGCCGCTTCTGTCATTGCTATGGCGGGCGGTGATGTGTATATGTCGCCGGTATCCATGATGATGATCCATAACCCTTCGACAATTGCCATTGGTGATAGCGAGGAAATGCTTCGTGCCAAGGCCTTGCTGGATGAGGTCAAGGAAAGCATCATCAATGCATACGAACTGAAGTCAGGCCTTTCCCGGGCAAAGATCTCTCATCTCATGGACGCAGAGACCTGGATGAATGCGAATAAAGCAATTGAGCTCGGATTTGCAGATAAAATTCTGTTCATGGAGAGCGATGAGCGCATTCCTCTGGACACAGGTCAAGGCCTAATATTCTCTCGCGCAGCGGTGTATAACTCCCTGCTGGGGAAGATACCCAAGAAAACAAAACCGAAAACTGGTACCCCAATTGAGCAGCTGGAAAAGCGGCTCTTTTTAATTTCTCACTAATTTGAAGGAGGAACATCACAATGAGTAAGATTCTTGAACTGCGTGAAAAGCGTGCAAAGGCGTGGGATGCGGCAAAAGCGTTCCTTGACGCCAAGCGAGGTGGCGATGGGCTTCTGTCAGCCGAGGATACAGCTACCTATGAAAAAATGGAAAACGAAGTTGTGGCTTTGGGCAAGGAAATCGAACGTCTTGAGCGTCAAGCAGTAATTGATTTAGAACTCTCCAAAGCCACCAGTAACCCGATAACCAACGTACCGTCGAAGGAAACGGAAGAAAAGACCGGACGTGCATCTGCGGAATACAAAAAGGCATTCTGGAGTGCCATGCGTACCCGTGCAGGAGAAGGACTTGATCCAAACGTAAGAAATGCCCTGCAAATCGGTACTGATTCAGAGGGAGGTTATCTGGTTCCAGATGAATTTGAGCGTACTCTTGTAGAAGCGCTTGAGGATGAGAATATCTTCCGTACACTGGCCAACGTAATCACCACTTCTTCTGGCGATAGAAAAATACCAGTTGTAGCCACTAAAGGTACTGCCGCATGGATTGACGAGGAAGGAACCATCCCCGAGAGCGATGACAGCTTTGGTCAGGTATCCATTGGGGCATATAAGCTGGGCACCCTGATCAAGGTTTCCGAGGAACTGCTGAATGACTCTGTGTTTGACCTTGAAGCCTACATCTCCAGAGAGTTCGCCCGCCGTATTGGTAACAAGGAAGAAGAAGCATTTTTCACTGGCGATGGCTCTGGCAAGCCAACTGGTATTCTAGCCAATACTGGTGGAGCGCAAGTTGGTGTGACTACTGCAAGCGCTACGGCAATTACTATGGACGAGGTACTTGATCTGTTCTATAGCCTGAAAGCACCTTACCGCAACAGAGCAGTGTTTGTCATGAACGATGCAACTGTCAAGGCTATCCGCAAACTAAAGGATGGTCAGGGTCAGTATCTCTGGCAGCCTTCTGTTCAGGCAGGTACACCTGACACCATTTTAAATCGCCCGCTGTATACTTCGGCATATGTGCCCACTATTGCTGCGTCGGCAAAGACGATTGTCTTTGGAGACTTCAGCTATTACTGGGTAGCAGATCGTCAGGGGCGTGTATTTAAGCGACTCAACGAGCTTTATGCCGTCACTGGCCAAGTCGGATTTGTTGCTACTCAGCGCGTAGACGGCAAGCTGATTCTGCCGGAGGCTATAAAAGTTCTCCAGCAGAAAGCTTAATGGAGGTGCAGTATGAGCTATACCACTAAGAATTACATGGAACAGGGCGGCGATAAGTGGGTTGTTGGCGGCACATTGGAAATTCTGCCGGGGGCCTCGGTGACGGGGCTTCCTGTCGCGGAAAACCAGGCTGACAGCGTCGCATCTGATGTCGCAGGACTCACAGCGGATTTTAATGCCCTGCTTTCTAAACTGAAAGCGGCAGGGCTGATGGCAGCTGACGAAGAGTGAGCGAAAGGGGGCGTACAGCATGGCGGTATCAGATAATCTTTTACCCAAGGTCAAAGCCAACCTTATCCTCACTCACGACACGGACGATGACCTTCTACTAAGCTTCATTAGAGCCGCCGTGTCCTACGCCGAGAGCTACCAGCACGTTGCTGCAGGATGGTATGAAACACACACAATGCTACCAACCACAGAACAGGCGATTATTATGCTGTCGAGTCATTTCTATGAAAGCAGAGATGGCTCGACAGCAGGCTTTTATGCGGATAACGTTCAGGCGGGGCAACAGGTATGGAATACGGTGAATTTGTTATTAAGGCTTGACCGGGAGTGGAAGGTGTAAATATGGGCTTCGGGAAAATGAACACCTTTGTGGACATCATCTCAACCAAGCCGGTTAAGGACAGTGAGGGTT